GCAACGGCCCAATTCCCCTCCGCGCCATACATCTGCGCCTCGGCCCCATATTGCGCCCCCTGGTATTGCAGATTCCTTGCCTGGAGGTTCGAGTTGTACCTGATCGTGAGCGCGTCCATTTCGCCCGTCTCGGCAGCAGAGGACCTCACGTCGACCGCCGATCCCGTGTTGGGATTCACCCCGCTAGCCGCTTCATTCGCCTTGACGGCTCCGATCATCTCCCCGGTTTTTATATCCTGGGTCTGCTCCTGCACCTGCCCCTGTTGCAGTGCGATCCTTGCGTTCTGATTCGCGGTGATCTGGTTGTTTGTCGCAACCTGAGCCTGATAATCTGCGGATTTACTCTGCGAGTAAGCTGACATTGCTGTGCTGGCGACAGTTGCGACGATACTTGCTACTCCAACCGCTAATGCGGGACTACACATTAGACCCCTCCATCGAAAATCTCAAAAAGGGCCTCTTCCAAACTCCATAGGCCACAGGCTCGGAATCAAACTCAAATCCCAACCATTTAAGCCACTTAATCGAAAGCTCGTTTCTAACGTCCACGAAATTAACGAGTGTAGGGAAAAGTTCGAGCATGTTTGCAACGTATCCCTTGTTCAGCCTAAGAAAGGTCATTGCATATTTCGGCAAATCATCGGCGCCAAGGAGCCATGGAGATCCTATACCTAATAGTATATCCATAGGAGTAACGCCCCACATGCAAACCGGCCGGTCATCCACAAGGCCCGTCCATGCCACAATTGACCTTGCAAGCGAATCTGCAAGCGCGCGGTACGGCCCCATACCCAAAGCCCCAACCTCATCACGGTCAGCTTTTCTCATATTCGAGGCCAACCAGAAGAGGTGATCGCTATGAGCGGGCACAATTATCCGAGCCATTTTTTTTCCTCATTCCTAATTCCTAATTTCTGATTACCCAGGACTGTCTCCAATCGTAACCTCGGGTATTACCCCCAAAATCGTACAAGGAAGCGGGTTATCCTGCTCGATACAAACATCGTCATCAACGAGATACTGGTTGTCGATCACAACCCTCTCATCCCCGGTAAAAAGCGGAATCGCGGTCCCCATGCTCACCACGGAACTCCGCTCCTTTATTTCCGTTAAATCATTGAAATTCGGCCCGACTTTCAAACCCCGAGTGTCGGTCACCCGTACAGCCACCGCAGATATTTTCTTCCTGTAATCCTGCACCTGCGTGGTCATTCCTTCGGGCTCCATGCAAAGCGTCTGGAGCTGCGCGACATATTTCAGCCCCACCGTGACGGTCTGTGCCGCGTATTGCAGCACTATCTGGCCACTGACCACTGTTTGCTGCGGTTGAACATTCCCATCGGCCAGGATGGATACCGTCGCCCCGTTCAAATGATCGAGCCCGGAAACCGTGGTCGTTGGTCCACCGTCCGAGGAGTTGTACTGAAGCCCGCAGTCGACGAACCAGGCCTTGGTTACGTCACTCACGCCATTGGTTAAAAAGTTTCGGCCGTTCATGCGCTCGACGTACTGTACGGGCTGCCCGCCATTAACGCCCGGGATGGTCCGCTGTGTCACAAAATAGACTGAATCCATGTTGATTCCCGGTATCTGTTGCTCGGGGATGGAAGCCACGGACAGAAACTGATCGGTCCCAGAGCTTCCGAAGCTGTCATGATGAGCCCACGCGTAGACATCCTGCTCTTTGAGATAAGTAAACGACAAAAGAATGCCATCGTCTCGGACCACCCACACCTGATAGAACGGCTGTTCGGCATAGGCCCAGCGCTCCATGTTGTGGCCAAAGAAAAGATGATTGGCTAAAACGCTCATGTCCGTCCCGGTATAGACGTTCACCCAGAAATTATAGGCAAGATCGCGAATGATCGACCCCTTGGCCTGGACGTACAAGATGTCGTAATTGATGACGATTGGCGGAAGATCGGCGCACCCCACATAGTTTTGAGGAACAACTACAGTGTTTGTAGGAGTGACGGCAATCGGGCTCGTGATCGCCCCTCCGACCAGAAGCCACGCTCCCCCCGCGGTCAAGCAGACGAGGTTATTCATCGGAACCAGCCACTTGATCGCGTTCACCTGGTTTGCGGCAATCGTCATGACAATGGCGTCGCTCGCCTGGCTGGGATTGCTTACGTCCATGTTCTTGAAGTCCGCCGGCTGAGTCATCCAGATCGTTTGAGGGTTTTGAAGAGATCCGGCGAAAACTTTTCTTTGCTGAAAATATGTCGCACATGAGGGGAAATTGCCCGAAGGCGCTACCGCCGCCTGAAACGTTGCCCCCGACCCTCCGGCCTGGGTAAAAACAAGCGTCTCCCCATTGGTGTAGGTCGTACTAAACCCGCCCACCGAGATCGAAGTTATAACGCCGTTGGTAATCTTGGGTGTGAATGTGCAGCCCGTTCCGCCGCCGGATGCGGTTACCGTGACTTTTCCAAAATAATTAGATCCTCCGTTTGTCACGACCGCCGTAATGACATCCTGCCCCAATGGGTTAGCCACAACTGAAAGATACCCGGTTGCTCCGGCGCCCTGGTTGGCCGCCTGGACGGTCGGATTTTGATAATTCTGGCCGCCGTTTGTAACGGTCACCGCCGTAATGACCCCGGAAACGATCGTCGGGGTGAGTACCGCCCCCGTGCCGGTCAAATCCGTTGCAACTATCTGAGTTGTAGAATCGTAGCCCGATCCGCCCGTTAAGACCTTAACCGATGCTATCGGACCCTCGTTGAAAGGATTTGTGCCCTGGGGAGGCGACTGCGTGAAGTCGGGAGCAATTTCAGTGTCTGTAAAGCTGGTTCCGTTCGCCGTCCCGATGTAGCCGTACATGACATCGGCGGGAATGATGGCCTGGTTGTAGGTCGGGTTTGCTTTGTAGACCCGGTAATATGATGCGGCCGTTAAGTTGCTCCAGGTGATCGTATTGTATGCGCCGGCGTCGGAATTTAACTGAACGCCAGTCCCGCTTTTTGGGGCGGAAGCATACGATTCATCCGGAGGCGAAGCCGAAACTGCCGTCACAACGTAGGAATAATTCCATTTTGTGTCCGTGTAGCCCGATGTCCCCGCCGAGTTTACAAAGTTGACACCCGTTGGAGCTGAAATCGTGGGCGCAAAAGAAAGTGTCGTGAGTGTCCAGACCCAGTGCTGTGTACGCGTGAGGTCGGCCGGCGGATAGCTCGGGTGGCAAAGAGTAAGGGTGTCCGCGCTCTGCGTCCATTTGATCGCCTGGATATCCGATCCCGCGTAGGGAGTTGTGAGGGTGAATACACGCGCGATCGAACCCACGAAAAAAGTATTATAATTCGTGGTGTTGATTACGTTTCCGTCCAGGTCGGTGAGAGTAAATCTACTTTCCGTCGCGTTCTGGACAATGTACTGTTTTCCCGGCGTGCTGTTGATCTGCTGCATCCCTCCGGAATGGGCCATCGTGATAAAAACCTGATCTCCATTCTTATACCCGTGATTCCCTACTACCAGAACTCCGGGATTTGCTTTAGTAATAGCTGAAATCGCCTTCGCGGGCTCAAGAACATACCCTCCGTTCATGATCACCCGCATATACTGGTGGCCGAACTCAAGAATATAGGTCTGGACCAGGTTGAACTGAAAGGGGATGAGCTGAGCGGCATAAGGGAGGTTCGTCATCGGGTTGATTGGACATCCCACCGCCGGGTTCGAATTCCAGCACCTGCCGACAAACATGGTCCCCGCGCGGTTGCTCGCTCCGCCATGCACCCAGACGAACATATTCCTCAAAAGCTTTGCCGCGATGTGGTACTTGGCCAGGTCCACGCGGGCATAGAGCGACGGAGCGATTTCCCCGGCGGCAAAACTCGTTTGAATCATGTTTAAAAGAGGTGCCATAATTATTCCTGAAATATTCCTACAGTGGATTCCAAGCCCAGCCGGGCGCAGATGAGTAAGTCAAGGTAATAGTGTCCCCGGGCTTCAAGATAACGGTCATCCAGCCGCCCGAAGGGATAGCTCCCATATTGACGCCATTTATGGCTGTGGCTGAAGTAACCCCGCCGATAAGGACCATGCAGGTTTGTGCATAAGGATTCGCATAGGCAACGGTTGAACTTGGAACCGAGGGGGTTGCGATATTCGGGATGGTTCCGATGTTATCGTGAATCTTATTGGTTGCGCTTCCCGATGGATAACCGCTAACCCCCCCCGTGAAAATTCCTTCCGAGGTGCCCGCAAACAGGTTGTCAGCAACGATCATGTAGGTATTGAGGTTTGACGCGAGATACAGGCCGTATTCCTGGGCTAGGGGGTATTCACTGCTGATGGTCTTATTTCCGATGATTTGAATGTTGCTCGAAGTGCTGTTTACGGCGATCGCGCAGGCTGACCCCGAATAGCCATAAGAACTGCCAAGAATCTTGTTATTAAGGATCTGCCAGTCGCTTCCAAGCATTTGGATGCCGTGGCCCGTACTGCCGATGATCTGGTTACCGACTATCGCAACGTCCTTCGTATTGACCGTTGTGACAATGCCCATCACGCCCGCAGTCGGTGTCGACCAATTTACCGTGCTGCCCGAGACTGATCCGGACCCGCTCCATTCCACATGCGAATTCGCAATAATGGCGAGAATCGTATAATCGAGTTCTATTCCGGCCCCGGTGGCCGTGCCCGCAGATACGAAATTGTTTATGATGACTGCGACAACATTACCCTGGGCGGATGATCCCTGGACTAGCACATTGTTTACCTGGCTCCGAAATCCCGTGCATCCGAAGAGAAAATACCCTCCGCCTTCACTTCCGGCTGTTGTGGCCCTAAAGCCGATGTACGAATTCCCTGCGCCGCAATTGAAATAGTAGATGTTTGGGTCCACAGCCCAATAAGCTGCCGTCGCGGCATAGGTGGACTGACAATTCAGGACCTGGGCGCCATACTGAACGCCGGAGTGATAAATATTTATGTCCGAATTTATGACGTAAAGATCATCCAGAATGCCCACCGACCCCGTAGGGACAACAACTCCGTTTGCACCGCTTCCACGGGTGACCTGCGCAGCCCTGGTGATCTGCAAATGCCGTATGGCCCCCATCCAATTACTCGGAGTCGTTAGTATTGTATGCAGAGGGTCGGCCCCGGTGAGGATAGTCGCTTGAGATGATTGGCCGATAAACCCCTGAGTGGTTGTCGCAAGCGTAAGGGATGTAACGGAGTAACTGCCGTTTGGAACAAAAACGTCTTGCCCCGTGGCTATCGCTGCAGCAAAAGCCGGGGTGTCGTCTTGCCCGGCCCCTACTGTGCCGCCCGATACAAGGCTTGCATATTGCTGGGGCGTGACATACCCCATGGCTGCAGCTCCGCTGGCTCCGGTCGGCCCCAGAGGCCCTTGGATGCCCGCAGGCCCCGTGGGTCCCTGAGGCCCTGTTGGACCGACAAAGGAAACCATCCCGGTCGCCGCCGCCACGAGCTGCTGAGTCTGCATCGTGAGATAATCAAGCGCCGCCTCGACCACCTGGGGATAAAATCCCCCCTGGTTCGTAAGCGATGTCCCCTGAGTGTACGGCACAACCCTTTGAATCGTAATGCTCCAGCCTGAAGGCAACGGATTCCCCGAAACCGGATATGTAACCGTCCCCCCGGGCCCCGACCCTCCGGCAAATTCGTTGCCGGACCCGATCCCCGTTACGCTGTACTGAGAAGCCGCAAGCACCGTCGTGACGGCGGGGCTGACGTTATTATTCGTAATGGATACGACAAGTTGGGAAGCGTTTTGCACGATAAATGAAAACGGAAAAGCTGTTGTCGCGCCGTTTCCCAGATAGGTTACATAGCTCTGATTTGTGGTCAGCATTAGTAAATCCCCTGTCCGCCTGAGTAATCATCGTCCATCGGATACGGCAGCTCACCCGGCACAGGGTAGTACCCCCTGACCCTGATCCAATCCGGAGTATGATCCGGAGACAAGGGTTGCTCGTTTGCATCGACTGCTCGAGCAGTGGTAGCCGCGTTTACGGCCTTCGCATAGAGTTCCTTATCGACCTGCTTGTCGCCAATAAGAGCGCCAACGAGGTGTGCCGCCAGTGCGTAAACCATGGCCTCCGAGAACTCATCGTCCCAGAGGTTCGGATTATCGACCAGGGCGGTATAGATGATCATGGCGGATTCAAGGTTGCTCATGATGACCTTGATCTGATTGCCGCTCGAATCATAATCCAGGCCGATTTGATACTTGGGCTTATTCTCCATTCCCGGAAAACTGAGCGGCGCCGCGTAAAAGCCGGGCATGAGCACGAGTCCGGTATTCTCCGGAGTACTTCCAGGAGGATAATAAGGCGGCTTTACCTGGCGAAGCCTCACGCAGTCCTGCGGCCATGCGTACTCATATGTCCATGGCGGGGGAGGAAAGGGCGGCACATTATTTGGATTTTCCGGCGTATTGCCGGCAGCGGCGACCAGGGCAAGGTTATTCTGGTATCTCGCAAACGACCAGGGCGCAAGCCGCAGCATAGCGCGACACTGAGGCTCGAAGTGAAGAGTGCAAGCCTGGGCCTCGGGGCTCGATTCACTCATTGATGCGATGGTCGACCGCGTGCCGATCACGCTGAGCGCTCTATTACAGATATCAACTTGAGCGGGCATCAGTTTTCCTTTCCACGCGAAGCCGCGAAGCCGCGAAGAAAAGCAAAGACGGTAATGTCGTCATTCCGGCGAAGGCCGGAATCCAGAAAGGTCTTAATTATTTCTTCCATTTGGCTGCATTCCTCGCGAAGTTCGCCTGCTTCTTCGTTTTGGCGCTGGCCTTGCTACCGGGCTTAAGGACGGAAGCAGCCTCTTCCTGCACAGACTTTCCAGCCGCTTTGGCCTTCGCAGTGAAAAGCCCCTCATGTGACTTCTTGATGTGGATACTTGATCTGCTGCTGCTCGAAGATGAGCTGCTTCTACTCGCTCCCATCTTTTTCAACCTCCGGCTCAGTCGCTACGGCTTCCATCATGGAATGATAGAGTTGCGGCGGCTTCATAGAATATTGCCCGGCAAACTCCATAGCCCACTTCGCAAGCTCGATTCGGTCCCCTAACGGAACGTAGATTTTCATTTACCATCCTTGTCTGTATCCATGCTCGGATACATTTTTCCCGGTAGATCTTTAGCCCGCTGGATCGCCGCAAGCGCCTCTTGAGCCTCTTTTTCGATCTGCTCAAGTGCTTTTTGCGCCTTCTTCAGCCGCTCCGGGTCCCCGTGTATTTCCGTAGCTTCTCTCAGTGTGTGCGCGTCGCCTCTTGCCTGGTAGTCCTCGTCGGTCTTTGGTTTTGCGATACTCATTTCGGCCGCTCCAAATTTTGGATTTCAAGTTGTTCCTTAAGAGACATCCCGGCTTTTTCGGCCAGCGAATAGACGAGAAGACACAGGCGCGATATTTCGGCTTTGAGTTCTGCGATCCCGCAGTTTTGGCAGTTGTCTTTGCGGATGGCCCAATGGAGAGCCGCGCCGATCACCATTGACGCAATTGAGCCCACAATCATCCAGCCGGCGTGATCCATTCCATTCATGCGAGCGCTCTCCTCTCCCATCCCTTAAGGAATTTCCCATCCCCTGGCTTCTTGATCACAATCGCCTCGAAATGTCTCACCAAAACCTGCTTGTACATCTCCAGGGACTTGCACCCGATGAGCAAAAGCCTTGCCTCGTTTACTCCGGTCAAAACACCGATATTGAAGATTTTGGCCTTGAGCTGGGCGAGTCCGCTTTCATCGCCGGGGAAGGGCTTCACGTTGTCTATCCCGCCCTTCATCCAGAAATCGCGGTAGTAGATCTTCACCGCATCGTCCCGGGTAAGATGCGCGATATCCAGGAGCGGATAGGAGCGTTTGGAGATTCCGAACTTGGTGCCGCCTCCGGCGTCTCCGGGAGTCTCCGTGTAGGTGGTCCCTTCCCAGTTGTCGATCAGGTCATCACAGGCTTTCTTGAAGTCCTCGGGATAATCCACCACGTTCCTCCTGTACGGTTTCCTCGGATACCACTTTACGCGGGCCATCTTTGCTCAGTCCTCAGTCCTCAGTCCTCAGTCCTCAGTCCTCGCGCTTCGCGCACTCAGCTCAGATTCGTAAGGTTGTGCTGCTGCACATCCTTGGCGACTTGCTTCGCCTCCGTGGCCGGGTCCGGTGGTTTCGCCACAATCCCCGTATGCGGAGAGACCAGCGCCCCGATCCCGGTGATAGTCCCCACGATCTTAAGCTGCAAATCCGCACTCACGATCACCCCGCAATACTTCGCATACTCCGTGGCGAGGATGCTCACCACAAGAGCGATCGCTGCCGGGTCCTGCCAATAGGGCTTGCCCGCGGCCTTGTCCTTTTCGTAGTACATGACCAGGCTGAAGATCCATTTCACGAATTCAATGATCTGGCTCATTTTGCTTTCCTCGTCGCAGTACAGGTTACTGCTTGGTGGAAATAGAAATAGTTAACGGTGAAGGGGGAGCTCCTGGCACAGTGAACGAGAAAGGGGCGGATTGCACACTGCATGCCTGCCCCCATTGAACGTCATTGACGCACGCCTGCGCTGTCACTGTGTACGATCCCGCCGCGATCCCCGCCAGGTTGAGCGCAAAAGCATAGGTTCCCGTAGCGTCCGGCGGAATGTTGGTTGCCGCAATGGTGGCCGGCAGGCCGGTCACGTTGTAGCTGAGAGTGTCCCCGGCTGGCGGCGTGTAGGTTTCAGGCGCACACACCAGGTAAGGCCCAGCCGCCCGGGCACAAACGGGAACCACGAGAAGCGCAAGAACGCACAAGAAAAATGCGATTCGTTTCATTAGATCCTCACTTTCCCTCAACGGCATTAACAACGGGTGTAATCACCGGCGTAACAACAGCCGCCGTCCCGCTCGATCCCGCCGCCGCCTTCAAGGCGTCATGCACTGTCCCTGTCGTGCTGATGTCCGAAGGATGCACGAGGACGCCCTTTTCATCATAGCGGTCGATGATCGTCACCTCGTCGCCCACAATGCCCACCGGATACTTGCCGTAGACATAGGTTTTGGTTACCCCGTTCACTGTGACCGGTTCGGCCGACAGCGGTGCATGAGCGCAGCCGGCCAGGGCAATAGCCAGAAGACAAAGACTTAGTGTGATGTCGTTCCTGCGCAGAAATCCATCAGGTCGATATTTACTCATTCCCCAAATCCTTTCCCCGTAACCAAACATGCCCCGATCAAAAGGAGCATCGCAGGGACTTCGGCGGCCGTCATCAAGCCTTCCTCAACTCCGTCCACCATTGCGCTCAGGTGAGCATGGATTTTCTGTAATGCGCTTTTGGGGACCTCTACGGTCTCTTCCATCGGATTCTCCTTAACTGAGCGAAATGGATACTGGAGATGCCTGCGTAGATACAGGCTTGGCCTCTGCTGGCGCAGCAGCAGTTGTTTGGGCCGCCACCGGTGCCTTAGCCGCCGTTACCGCGGCCCCCACCACTATACTTGCGGCCTCAACCGCAGCCTGCGCGGTCTGAGCCGCCGCCGTCAGGCCCGCAGAACTCAGACTGCCCATTGCGTACTGCTGGGCCGCCGAACCCAATGCCCCAACGACCGTGTTCGCATTGGTCAGCAGGGGATTTACGATGCTGCTGATGGTGCTCGCGGTTCCGGGGAAAACGGCTTCAAGGACAGGTTCCACGGACTGCTCGAGACCGGTCACAAACTTCTGAAAGTAGGTTACGACCTCGGCCCAGTTGACGCCCTTGAACCATGCCTCGACTTTCTGAATCTCTGCTTTTATTTCTCCGATAAAAACGCTTAGATCACTCATCTGATGCTCCTTGGTTTTTGTGAGTTCCGGAGAGGCCTTCCGGTCTCTGCCTTCTCGGCCTCCCCGTTTACGTAATTTCGCGGAAATGTTTCTTTAATTCCTCAATTCCTCAATTCCTAAATTCCTAAATTTGCTCAGGAGTTGTCTTCCTCCCACTCCACCATGCACCCGAAGGTCCCCGCTCCAAGGCCGGTCGTGTTGTTGTAGATCTCGACCAGGTCTCCGGTCCCCCGCAGGATCAGCGGCTTGTCGTTATTTAAGCAGAAATCCCATACAACGGGTTGAGCGATCATGCCGGCAGCCGGAGGCGAAATACCCATGATCCGGGCGTCAAATGCCGCAAAGCCCGTTCCCGATGTAGCCGCCGCAGTGTAGATGTTCACAACGCCGGTGGCCGCCGCATCATTCTTATCCATCTTGCCCGCCGTAAGAGCCGTAGCGCTCCCCGAGCCCGACACGGTGGTTGAACGTCCAAGCGTGAGTTCGGCATAGAACTTGGTAGCGCACTGGCCCCATAAAAGGATCTTCTTTACCCGGATCGTCATGGTAGCGCTGCCAACGATTTCGACCAGGACCGCCGCCGCGGTGGAATAGAACGTCTGAGCAACGGCGCACACGCGAAATGTGGGCTTGCAGTGCTCCTCGGTGACAAATATCCTCCCGGTGGGATCTGAGCCTATAAGGACGCTCTGTCCCGCCGTGCCGTTTGCCGGCATGGCGGTCTGCACTATCCCCTGATTCAGTCCGGGTGGTAATACGTTCGATTGCGGATTAGGTACTGCCATTGTTTAGTCTCCTGTGGTCAGTCGCCAGTGGTCAGAGAAAGGCTTTTTCTGACGACTGATGTCTGACGTCTGTTCACTGCCCCACGGCGTCCATCCCCGACTTGATCCCCTGGGGGCTCGCGCCGAAATCGGCTATCTTGTCAACGATTTCATGTGTGGACATCTCATGGTTGACAAAGCCCGTTTTTTTAAAAGCCGCCTTTGCCGAAGCGTCCACCGGTTTCATATGAGGACCCGGGATGACATCGTCTGATACCTCGACCACTTCTCCCGGCTCCCACAACCGCTGATCGATGAACGCCCGCTCCAGTAATTCGTACTTAGCCATAAACCAGTCTCCTGTGGTCAGTGGTCAGTGGTCAGAAAAGGCTTTTCTCCGGCCACTGGCGACTGACGTCTGTCCACTGCCCTTAAAGGTATTGGTTTGAATACCCGCTCTGATACCCAAGTCCCGGGCCAAGCGCCGTCCTGTCGATCGTGATAAAACTCGCGATCGCTCCCGCCGTCATGTTGGCCGTCCCCACCACGTAGTTCATCTGCATAAACTTGGGCAACGCAGAACCAAATTGGGACGTCGGAGTCATCGGGGGAACTTTGATCCGCAAAAGCTCGGCGCCCGCGGTAAGAGCCGTCAGCGCATAGGCGATGCTCTGAGCAACCGTCACATAGCTCCCCGGAGATCCCGACCCGTTGTCGGGCGCATACTGCACCTGCACCTGCAAGGTCGAAGAAGACCCGGTGAAAGCGGTCATTACCTGCACAACGATCTCGAGACCCTCGCCGATGCCGATATCCCGGCCGTAGCCGGACTTGCTCGATGCGAGCTGGCTAAGATCGATGATGTTGGCCGAAGCCTGGTTTCCGACCGTGAAAGTGGTTCCCGAATTCACCGCAGTCCCGGAAAAGACCCCTCCGGAAGATACGGAACCGTCCAAAAGCATTAAGGCATCCATTATCATTGGTTTAGTCTCCTGTGGTCAGACTGGCCACTGACGTCTGTTGTCAGCTTTTACGTCAACGCCGTCTCAGTGTTGAGCAACTGGTCACACGTCCGGATCGGAATGCCCCTGAAGGTTGTCACAGGCTTTCCGTCGAACTCTTCCATCCGCAGCAAAACATTGCTCTTATTGACCGCCTGGATGTCAAGCCAGGTCGAAATCGCGCGGTTGCAGTAAAACCCGGCCTGCCCAAGGCTTAGTTGCGGCTCTCCGTTTTGCCCGCTTGTCTGGACGTTACCTGCGCGCGCCGGCTGAATCGGCAGCCTGTGAATCGCTCGAATCATGAGGTTAATGAGGTTTGGAGGAGTTCCACCCGAAAGTGTCGTCACATCGATGTTGCAGATCCGGACCGCGTATCTCCAGTCCTTTACGACCAGGCCCGCATCCCATTTGTAATGGGTCCGCCAGGCGTAGTAGGGGTTGGAGTTTGAATCGTAGACAGGCGTCTTGCCCATGTCTTCTTGCCGGAAACCCGCTTTCTGGCCCTTGGGGAAGATACCGTGAACAGACATGGGGCCCCACATGATGAGCCACATCGACGTGCAGGTGCTCGAAGTTCCGCCGGCGTTAATGACATTATTGGCCGTCTGGGAGTTCGATGTCGAGATGCTCGGGTATCTGGGCGCAAGCCCCATGAAAGCCGCAGGCGTCGATGTGATGTTATTGTAGAAGATCGTTCCGGCCATTTGCTGGTTCATGCCCTCGAGAAACGCAAGCTCTTCAGACAGCCTGAAGGCGCGGTCGTTTCCGGAGAGTGCCACCAGGTCAACGTCGATATCCGAATAGGTCTCGAGCATGCCGCAAGATTCGGTGATTTGCGCAGTGGTCGATTTGCCCCTGGGTACGCCCTGGTTCAGCAACCGCCAGTAAGCCTGGGGAAGGCCGGTTCTGATCGTGGTCTTATGCCCGGTCGGAAGGTTTCCTTCCACCCAGAGCATGTCGTCCAGGATCTCGTTTGTCTGGGACAAAAGATTGATGATCTGGGCTATTTTCCCATCGTCGTCGATGCGTTTCGCCCAGTCCACCAGTGTCAGTGCAACAGGTCCTATGGTCGCCATTTATAAACTCCTGGAAGCATGAAGCACGAAGCATGAAGCACGAAGCTGTTATTCCCGCTCCTTGCTACTCGCTTCCCGCTTCCTGCATTTTGGGGTACATTGCGTTCAGGAAATCCTTGCTCTTGTTCACCGGTCCCCCTGTCAGGTTTCCCGGCTCTTTCAAAAGATTTCCCATCCTCACAAACAATTTGACCAGGGCAGGGTTATTCCCCGCGCCCGTCATGTTGAGAGCCTCTCGCAGAGCCTGGGCGTCGGCATCGTTTGTGACAAACGGATTTGACTCGCCCGGCTGGAACACCAGCGCGGCGGCCTTTACGGAATCCTGGAACTTTGTTCCACCGATCTCCGGGTCCGCTTTCACTTCGGCCTGCCATTTGGTCTGCGTCTCCGACCACGCCTTATAGGGCGCCTCGGCCAGAGCCTTTATCTTGTCCCCTCCGAAGCTGAGCAGCTTCTGGGCTTGCTCCTGAGTAAGGTCCAGCTCTT